TATCACTTAAACCAAATGGCGATATTGTTGCAGATTCATCAGCAAAGTTTATTGTTAATAGCCAGTCTGATACTGTCGTAAATAGTAGTGCTAATGTTGAGGTGAATGTTTCTGGTACAACTACAGTAACATCTAGTGGCCTAGTCAAGATTGATGCCTCCAATACAACTATCACTGGTGACTTACGTGTTGATGGTAAGATTAATTCTGGTGGTGATATGGTTACAGATGCAGGTTCGTCTGCCAATAATCATAAACATATCGGGAACCAAGGAAAACCAACGAGTAAATTTATATAATGAGTTTAAACGCCTCTACTTGCGCTTCTACGATAAATGCAGCTATGGATAGCTACCTCACTACCTACCCAGCAGGAAACTTCACCACAGGGTGGGTAAGTGCCTACAAGGCATACTCTCAAGCTGGGGTGCTATCTGCTGGAGGTGGTGTTGCTGGTAGTGAAGATGATTCAATCTTAACTAACTTTTTCAACAGCTTCGCCAGTCAAACTACAGATGCAGACTTTGGCGCTGCTTTGGCACAATACTGGGGTACGTGCCTACTTGTGCCAAGTGGTGGCGCAATATCGTTAACCAACGATGCAGCTAGTAAGGCTGGTGCATTCACAGCAGCCATTACAGCAAGTTACAGAACCACAGACACACAACCGTACTACCAACACTTCATTCAAGCAATTGAAGATGTAGCTAAGACTATTCAGTGGACAGTGATTCTACCAGCTCCACCCTATTCAAGAATAGAAACAATTTCTTAATTCAGGGATACTTATGGATTTCTATTTAGACCCATTAACCCATGACTTAGATGTTAGTGGGTTTGATCTTAGAGTTACTGCAAGTGCAGAAGAATCTCTAATTCAACGATTGAAAATCAAATTACTTTTCTTCAAAGGTGAGTGGTTTTTAAATCAAAACTTTGGTACTCCTTATTTTCAAGAAATCTTTGTGAGTGTAAACTCTAAAGATGATGTTGACACTGTATTTAAATTAGCTATCACAGAGATGCAAGGTGTCGAAAAGATAACAAAGTATTCATCCTCTTTCAATAAAGATACAAGAGAATTTACATTAAATTTTTCTGTACTCTTCAATGGAGAAGTCATAACAACTTCTCTCCTTATCTAGTAGGATAAAAGATGGCAGGACTATCAGCAGAAGGCTTAACGATTAAGAGCCTTACAGACACTATCACAGATATGTCTGATAAAATAAAGGCAAGAATAAATCCAGATTTTACAGTTGCAGAAGATTCTGTTGCTGGGGTGTTCACTGGCATCGTTGCTGATGCACAGAGTACAATCTGGGAAGCTGTTCAAATGGTTTATAATGCTTCATATCCCAGAACAGCAACTGACGTATCTTTAGACTACACAGCAGGGATAGTGAACGTAGTAAGAATTCCTGCTGCTAAAAGCAGTGGTAACTTAGAGTTCACAGGTACAGTGGGAACCACTGTTCCAGTCAATACTGCAATTAAGGTTCCGGCTACAGGTGATAGATACTTCACCTCAAGTGCTTTAACATTAGCTACTGCTGCATTTAGTGATATTACTTTTAATATCTCAACTGTAGCCAACAGCACAGTTTACACAATGACAATTAATAATATTGTTATTAGTATCACCTCTGGTGGTAGTGCAACGGCTAATAGTATCTTATTGCAATTGCAGGCAGCTATTAATAGTTTGGTTACTGGTGTTACTACCTCATTACCGACATCCACTACATTACGTGTGAACGTGACTGAACCAGATTCAACCTACCCATTAATAATTGGTGCCAGAATTGGTGTTACTACAGTATCTAATTTAGTTAATGCTGTTAGTGAATTTGAAGGTGTTTATGTAGCCCCTGTTGGTACTGTGAATGAACAGCTTGTCCCTATCTTCGGTATATCTTCCGTAACAAACTTAAAAGATATGTTTGTGGGTAGACTTAGGGAGACAGATAATGAGCTGAGGGTTCGTAGATACAACTCTGTTGGTATTATTGGAGCTTCCACTTATGACTCAATATTATCCAACATAAGAAATATCGAAGGTGTTACTGCTGCTTTTATCATTGAGAATAAAACAGGTGCCCCTGATGTTGATGGTAGACCCTCCCACAGTTTTGAGTTAGTTGTTGAAGGTGGAGATGCCTCAGTAATTACAGAAGTGTTGTGGAAGTATCACCCATTAGGTATTCAGACTTGGGGAGATATTACCAGTACAACAGAAGCAGGATTTACTGTTAGATTCAGTAGACCTACCACAGTTTACATTAAGATGGAAATTGACTACACCCTTTACTCAGAAGAAGATTTTACAGCCACTGGTGCAGAAGGTATTAAAGATGCTGCTGTTGCTTACGGTAATACTCTTCAAGTTGGCCAAGATGTTATTCCACAAAGATTCTTCGGTAATATCTTTAGTTCTGTAAGTGGCATTGCTTCATTAGTTGTACGTGTAGCTAAGAGTTATGACAACATAACCTATGGTGCATTCCAGACAACCCCAATTGCTATTGGTGCTAAAGAGAATTCAATATTTGACTTGGCACGTATTGTAACTACAGAGGTGTGACCCTAGATGGAAACAATAGACCATGTAGCTTTGGGGCTTAGTAGGCTTCCAACACAATACAGAGAAAGTCCTGTCTTAAAAGAACTCTTAACTATCTATTTAGAAGAGTTGCAAGAGATTGAAGATTGCTTGATTGATATTGTTAATCAAAAAGATGTTGAACAGGCAATTGGTTTTCAATTAGATATTATTGGTGAGCATGTTGGGTTACTGAGACAAGGGCGAGATGATACAGAGTATCGTCAAGCTATTAAGGTACAGAAGATCATCAATGCTTCTCAGGGGCAGTATGAGACAGTTCTTCAGTTATGGAGAACCTTACTCAATAGCCCCACAGCAACACTCATAGAAGAGTTCCCAGCAGGTATTAACCTGTACTCAGATGTGGGTATATCAGACTTTACGATAATTGATTATTTAGTTCAGGCTTTACCAATCACTATTAATGCTGGTCTTACCACTTCATTTGATGCTGATCCACCATTCGGGTTTGATACAGACCCATCCACACTAGGTTTTGATACTTCAGGTGGTAAATTTATTGGTCGTTACGTACCACTACCATAAGAGATTAATATGCCATATACATATACACAACCAGTTAAGAAGCCAGATTTTGCCATGTTAGATGGCACTAATGGTGTTGCTGGTGGAGTTAATACAGCAGAGCCGCCACAGGACAGTAAAGACTATGGCTGGGACTTTGGTGAGAAACCTACAAGTTCTTGGATGAACTGGATTCATAGAATTACCGCTAATTGGGTTTATTACTTAGATGAACGGGTAACAACCTTACTAACCCTCCTAGACTCAAGTAAGACAAAGAACGCTGCTGATGCAGATAACTATTTTAGATCACAGTGGTAATATAAAATGGCTTCAGGAAGATTAGGGGCACACATATCAGGTGCTTCTGGGACATACACAGTTTACACCGTTCCCACAGGTAAGACAGCAGAAGTAAATGTTAATGTTTTTAATAACAGCGGTGCTTTAAACGCAGTTACATTATTTAGAAGTCCTACAGGTACGCCCTCTGCTACACACACAATTCAGTTAGACAGTATTGCATTGGACGGTGGATACGAACGTACTGCTATTGTACTGGGAGCAGGTGAATATATCTGCTATAAGACAGACAAGGCGGGTACTCAGGTGATTGTAAGTGGTGTTGAATACGACACCGCAAGTAATGAGATTAAACAACAACAACTAATCACAACTAACACTGAAACTGTTATCTACTCTAACGGTTCCTCTAAAGCTGGCACGGTTAATGTCTCAGTATCTTTGGTGGATGGTAGTGCTATTTCAGATATGGCTACTTGCACCCTATACGTAAGTGCAACCAATGCTGCTAGTGGATACAAGTTAAATAAAGAATTAATAACTGCATCTGGAGTGACTGGTTTTGAAAAAACAGGTTTCCCCATTGCAACTACAGATAAAATTATATTAGTGACCACAGGTATTGTTGGGCAAATAGCAACAACTGTTAGTGGTTACTTCAAGGGGTGATTAATGGGATTAGTTAGATTTAATAGTGGCTACACCTCCGATAACGGAATACTACTTCACAGAATGAAGCCCCTTCCGTTGACATACCAACTATATGGGCAAGGTAGTTCTGGTTCAAGTTTTAAAATGCCTGTTGTTAGGAGTGGGGCGGGGGATAAGTCTTTTGCCAATGCAGATGCTACTGGTATTATTCTATACACTACCTCATCTGCTGGGGTTGCCACAGCCACAGCCACGATAACGTACACAACTTACCTCACATCTGCAAGTGCTGTTGCCAACCACATGAATTCTGCGGATCAGTGTTTATATGTATTAATATATGCTAGCCCTAGTTGGCGGTTTGTTAAGGTAAATGATTCTACGGGTGTTGTAACCACAATAGGTAGTGCATTTACTCCAACAACCCCCACCAATTGGCCTAATACTGGGGTGGGTGGGGGCGGTACTATGGAGGTTGATCAATCAAGTGGTCATTTGAAAGTAACTTTCAACGGTGTATACCACTTGGTGAACAAATCAACAGGAGCTATAGTCTCTCAAGATACAGCACTGAGCTCAGGGTCATTTCTAGCACACCGTGTAACCTATGTTACACAAGATGGGCTAATTGGAGTCTCCCCAGATTTCAACGGTAGTGTCAGTTCTGCACATACTGCATTTCCAAGTATGGTACATTCTACGTATGGACACATACAAGCCTATGAAATCCCAACAGCATCAGTTGGAGTGTCTTGGGGTAGGGGTGGTGGTGGTGGAGTGGTACTAGTCCCTTCAACTTATATCTTAGTAGATAATGATAAGGTGGCTTTGGGGGGATTATATGCCCTCAATAAGGGGGTTCAATTAGTGTCCCGTACGGACTATGATAAATTTATAAAATCTGCCGCTGAGCTTGGTGCAGGAGTTATTTAATGATAATTCTTCAAGTAAATAATTTTACTGTGGTGAATAAGTGGAGCCTCCCTAGTATTCCACCTGAGTTCCTGAGTGGAATGGGAGGTGTATATCACGATTTAGGGGATAATCCTTTAGGAGCTGATGTTGGTTGGAGATATGAGGGAGGAGATTTTCTCCCTCCGTTAGACACTTCCTCAGACTTCGGCAGAATAATCACTGTCCTTGCATACCGTAAGAGATTTACAAGACCAGAACGCATAGCTATTAAACATGCTTCCCGACAAGCTTCCCTTCAATCCTCTGGATTAGCCTCTGATCTTGATGACTTGATGGCTGCAACCTATATCAATTTAGATATAGCTGATACTATTCAAGCCACTAACGATATCGAGACTGCAACACTCATTGCATCTGGCAGGGCTAGTATTATCCTATCTGATCCAGTGTACTCTGCTGAACTTCCAGCTCAACTGAGAATTAAATATGGTCTTCCTGAGATACCAACAGAACCAGAAATGCTGGTGAATGATGGTAAAGGTTACACCACAGTTGGTGAGTTCTTCGCAGCTAACCCAGTTTAATTATTAAAGGTACATATACAATGAAACATATTAAAACAATCGTAGGCTCTGTAGCCTCACAGGAAGCCCCACAAGCCTCTGTAACAGAACAGGCTACCCTAGTATCCCTCGAAGCAGTAAATGCCTTGGAGAAGACCACAGACGTAGCTAAAGCCATTGACATACGAGACTTACTGAACCGTCACTTAGATAAGGCAGATAAAGCTATTGTACAACAAGCTGTAGCAGCTTACCCTGATAAGGTAGCTAAGATTGCTGTGTATGCTAATAAGTTCTCTGGGGCTGATCTAGCTCGTTGTCTTGGTCACTCAGCTTTTTAATAAGGGGCAT